CTGGAAATCTTACGGGCAACGTGACGGGCTCAGTCGGATCTATCAGCGGCGTGACATTCCCGGCTAACTTTGAGGATCTTGGCATTGATCCAAGCGGTTCGATTCTGGTTGTCGATACTGTTATGGAACTGGACGAAAACGCTTTAACCGCAAATAACGCAGGTGCTCCAATTGCAGATATTGTTTGGGACGAGGTTTTGACGGGCGCAACGCACAACGTCGCATCCTCAGCCGGGCGGCGATTGCGGCAGCTTGCTAGTGTGATTGTTCGGGCAGGGACAGCACAGGGGCCAGGGACGGGAAACAACCAGATCCAGCTTGATGCGGGGGCAAGTTCGACCAACGGCGAATACGATCCTGGATTGATATTTATCGAGACCGGAACAGGTGCAGGGCAGGCTCGATTGATTCTGCAATACAACGGCTCAACGAAGGTTGCAACAGTTGATCGAGACTGGCGAATCAATCCAGATAATACCAGCGAGTTTGTTATTCTTGCAGATGCTGGCCGGAACTCGGTAAATGAAGGGCTGGCTCAGGGTGGTACATCGACCACGATAACGCTTAACGCAAGTGCGTCGGCAACCGACGATGCCTATAATGGGCAGCTAGTGTTTATCCGCAGCGGAACGGGCCAGGATCAAGTTGGGCTTGTCGAAGATTATGTTGGCTCAACAAAAGTCGCGACTATCCGAACGCGATCGGCGACAGGTCAATGGGAAACTGTCCCGGACACAACATCGGCGTATATGATGATTCCGAACCTGACGTTTACCTTGAGTGAAATTTCCGGAGCGGTTGCAGCTACTCAGGCACTCAGTCGGCTAGATTCGATGATCGAGTCTGACGGTGCTGGCCAATTCCGATTTGACGTTATAGCCCTAGAGAACGCTCCTGCAGGTGGTGGCGGTGGCGGGACGGATTGGACAGCCAACGAGCGGACAGCGATTAGGTCGATTCTCGGCATACCGGCAAGCGGAACTACTCCGACGGATCCAACGGTTGGAATACTCGATGAGATCAGGGATAAGACTGCTTTGATTCAAGCAGGCGGAACTGTAAACGTATCGACTCCAGTTACTTCATCGGGTCAACTCGCAAGCCCATTGATCATCGGGGATGATTACCTCAATGCCAATGGCAGGGCGTTTAGCTGGACGGTTGCATTGCCTAGCGGATTCGTAGCAGCAACGGCTACCTGCAAGTTCGGGATGCGGTACGAGGATGATGAGGGCGTCAATTCATTCATTCAGAGCGGCACTGTAATCGATGCAGGCAGTGGAAACGTGACGCTTCGATTCGATGTAGCTAAGGCGGTTACTGGATTGCTTAGACCTGGCTGGTATGATTGGTCGGTCGAGATTGCATCGGCTAGCGGGACTGAGATCACCAGGGTTAAGAGTGGCAAGAATGCTGAATGGCAGGAGAAGCAAACATGATCAGGATGAGCCCCCCATATCTTTGGGTCCTTCCGTCGAATGGTCGTTTGAGTACGCAGACCATTAGCCCGAAAAAACGAAAGAAAGTTAGCACGTTAGCAAGTGACTTCGCGGGGTAGGGGGCGGTTTGTTCAGGATCGAAACGAAACGCGATTTAGCGATGGTCAATCGAGCCTTGAAGGAAAAATGGAACGTCGACAAAGAAGCGATCAAAGCAGCGTTGATGCAATGCTTGACCGATCCAGATTTGGCGGTCGACGCAGCAAAGGTGCTTTTGGGTGCGGATGCTTTGGATCACAAGCGGGACGAAGCGGAAGCGAAAAAGGAGGCTAAGGATAATGAGCTCCGATTACGACTTCTTGAACTCGCTCGATCTGTCCCAATTACAGAACTTGCTAAGCTTGCATCCGAAAACGGCATTGTCAGCGGACCCAATCAAGGGTGACCGTCGGCTATACCAGCGGGACTTGATGGCCAAGAAGAGGGCAAGTCAAAGAGACATCGCCATCCATCCCCCTCTCGATCCTTCTCGACGGCTCAAGTGCGAGTCTGATCCTGCCATGTGGCTCTCGACCTACTTTCCCGAAAAGTTCTTTGAGGGCTGGACTGAGGATCGCTTGGCGATGGTGTATTCCATCATCGACGCGGCCAAGTACGGCGGGGACCAAGGCATCGCAGGGCCTCGGGGCGAAGGTAAAACGACTTTAGCAATCCTCACGGCTCTTTACTTGATGATCCGGCATCTGTCGACCTTTCCGGTAGCCATCGGCAAAAACGCCGACAAGGCGAAAAAGGAAGTGCGGGACATCGTTGAGCAACTCCAGCAGAATGAAATCTTCGCGGAGGACTACCCAGAGATTGCCATTCCGTTTCAGGCGGTCGGCGGTTGGTCGAGTCGCGGCAGGATGCAGACTTGCCAAGGTCAACCTACCAACATCGTCATCGGGCCTGAGTTCTTTGTGTTCCCGATGATTAATCGAGATCAACTGCCAGGGTGGCCAGCGGAGATAGAGCCGGCTTCATGCGGTCAAGTGCTCTACTCTTTGGGAATCGATGGAGCGATCCGCGGTACTAAGTACCGAAGCAGACGTCCAACGCTAGCGATCATCGATGACATCGAGGACAGGGAGGCAGCGGCCAGCGAAACGACAATCGACAAGAACGAGGAAGTAATCGAACAAGACATCGCTGGGCTCGGTCAGTCCTCAGAGCGTATTCCTCGGGTAATGCTTTGCACGATCCAGAACAGAAAGTGCATTGCGTATCGCTATACCGATCCAAAGATCAAGCCATCTTGGCGGGGCAAGCGATACCGCAAGCTAGTGACCAAGCCGGACAGAATGGACCTGATCGAAAAGTACATCGACATGAGAAAAGGGCGTAAGGATGACGATCCAGACGCTAGGGAGGCTTTCCGATTCTGGCGCGACAATCAAGAGGACATCGAGCGAGGTTCAACGGTAAGCAATCCGCACAGCTACAGCAAGAAGCAGCACAGCGATGGCGAGCCTATGGAATTGTCAGCGGTGCAAAGCTACTTCAACAGGGTGGCCGACGTTGGGCAGAAAGCAGTATCTACTGAGATTGACAACGACCCTCCTGAGGAAGCCGGGCCAATGGGCCTTGGAATCACTCCTGCTTTGGTTGAATCGAGGGTTAGCGGATTGGTTCGTCGTCAGTTGCCGGCCAATACCGTGGCACTTACGGCGGCGATCGACTTGGGAAAGTATTATCTCCATTGGGTTGTTACGGCGTGGTGGCATGGTGCAGGAGGCGTTGTGGCCGATTATGGCATCCATCAGGTTTACGGGACGGACAAGAGCATGGATCACGAAGCCAGCGAGCCGATGATCTATCAGGCTCTCTTGAGCCTCCGCGATGAATTGCTTACCAAAGAATTTACCGACACAACAGGCGCCAGGAGGACGATTGATTTTTGCTTTGTGGATTCTGGTGCGTTCACCAATGCGGCTTACCAATTCTGTCGTGAGGTTGGCGGGATCTTTCATCCGTCAAAGGGTCAAGACCCGTACCATCGGAAAGCCAAGTCCACTTCGACGACCATTGCAGGGTCCAACCTACACGCCCAAAAGCTTCCGTCGTCAAATGTTTGGCTCTACGAGCTAGATACAAGCTACTGGAAACAGTTTGTCCATGAAAGGTTTATGACTCCGACTTTCGACGAATCGAACATGCTCAGGCGTGGTTCGCTCTCGTTATTCGCTCTTGAGGAAGAACGGCGTCATAGCCAATACGCGCAGCATATCGCAGCGGAAGAACTTGTCACGAAGTTCACGGAGGGCAAGGGTGCCAAGACCTACTGGATGGTCAAGGACTCGAATAACCACTGGTTGGATGCTACCTACATGGCAGCGGCAGCTAGTGAGGCTTGCGGCGTCAAGCTTATTGCTCCAAGTGAGATCGAGGTGCAACCGAAGCACGTTAGCGGCGAGCAACCTAAGCCGGTGAAGCAGGCTCCTAGGGCCCAGCAGCACGGACGTAATCTCAAACAACGGCCAGGTGGGTGGATTCCAAAACGGAGGTATTAGGATGGCGAAGAAGAGCAGGAAGCAGATCGACACGGTGCAACAAACGGCAACAATCGAGCAACCGATCGAGCCTATCTATCGGCAGTTTACACCGAGACCTTGCACGATGTGCGAAACTCGGAGGCCACATGGGACCAATGCAAGTTACGTCTATTGCACTCGGGGCAAGATCCGTTTTTGCAAGTGCAAGAACTGCAACCACACTTGGAGTCAAGAAGGTAAGTAATTTCTATCGACTGTACTATGCTAATGGTACAGGCTTATTGAGAATGTTTGCACTCCATGCAATCCTTTGTGCATGGCATCAGCAGCAAGTCTGTTAGCACTCATTGACGCAGCTATTGAGGCTCTCTTAACCGGAGGGGCTCAGCAGTATTCTATTGGCTCTCGGACGGTAACCAAGCTTGACCTCAAGTCGCTCTTTGAAGAACGACGGATGCTTCAGCAGCAGGTCGAGCGTGAAAGCGGTTCCGGTGGCGTAACTCTTGGCAGATTGTCGAGGGCTCGCCGATGATCGGAAAGATGCTCGATTCTGTCATTACGGCGATCAGTCCAACGGCTGGACTCCGAAGGGCCCAGGCTCGAAAGGTGCTTCGCTCTTTCACTGGTGCGGAGCCTTCTCGAATCTCATCGAGTCGCAAGCCAAAGAACAATCCAGCGGACATGGAACTTTCCGGTCCATTTGGGGCTGATACGCTTCGGGCATGGTCTCGGGACTTGGTGCGCAACAATGCTTACGCATGGGGAGTGGTTGATACCATCGTCTCGTCGGTGGTCGGGTGTGGCATCAAGGCCCAGAGCCAGTTTGAGACTCCAAGCGGAGATGACATCGAGCCGATTAACGACCAGCGCGATAAGGTTTGGTCAGAATGGGCCGAAGTCTGTGACGTAAACGGGCGGTTCACGCTCGATGAAATCCAAGCCATTTGCCAACGCGAAATGGTCGAGGCTGGTGAGGTGCTTGTAAGGCTCATTAGGACGCCGAGCAAGGTCTATCGAGGAATCTATCGGCCAGTTCCATTGGCTCTCGAACTGATCGAAGCAGACCGGCTTGCCGGTGACAAAGACAACTACGCAGCTAGATTAACTCCGGCTGGTGATAATCGAATTATTCGCGGGGTTGAGGTTGACGACCTTGGGCGTCCAGTTGCTTACTGGATCTACAAGGATCATCCATTGCAACCATACGCAGTAACCAGAACTCCAGAACGTGTACCTGCACATGAGATCATGCACTTGTACCGGCAGGACCGTATTGGGCAAACGAGGGGCGTTACTTGGTTTGCTCCGGTGGTTGCTCCGGTGCGTGATCTTGGCACCTATCTTGACAACGAGCTGCAAGCTTCGGCGGTGGCAAGTTGTTTCACGGTGGCAATCAAGACTGATACGCCACTTGGAAATCTGATCGAGCCCGATGGGATCGGCAATACCGATTCGGCCGGCAATAGCTTTACACATGTTGAACCTGGCATGGTAATGAACCTCAGGCCGGGTGAGGATGTTGTTGGGCTCAATCCAGGCCGTCCTAACTCAGCAGCCGAGCCTTGGATCGGGTTGATCCTTCGGCAAATCGCAGTCGGTACAGGGCTCTCTTATGAGACTGTCGCAAGGGACTACAGCCAAACAACCTACAGCGCATCGCGAACAAGCCAGCTAGAAGATCGTCGGCGGTTCCGATGTTGGCAAAAATACTTGATCAGGCACTTGCTACAGCCCATCTGGGATGCTTTTCTCGATGCGGCGGCACTCAGTTCTATCCCCTCGTTCCCCACCTCCAGCGAGCTACTGAGTGACCGTCGCACTTTTGCACCTGTTGAATGGATGACTCCCGAATGGGAATGGGTTGATCCGGCAACAGAGCAGGCAGCGGCTAAGGATGCCATCGAATCGTTTATGAGCGACTACCAAGCCGAGTTGGGTGCAAGGGGTCGATCATGGCGAGCAGTAATGTACCAACGAGCTAAAGAGAACGCACTCAAGAAGAAGCTTGGCTTGCTGACTCCGCAAGAGCAACAGCTAGCGATTTCGGCGGCTCAATCATCCGCACAAGGCCAAGAGTCAGCACTTGCACAGCAAGCAGATGACATGGCGCAGCGAATGTCTGACATTGCGGAAAGCAGGGTAGCCAATGCCTTATGACGCAAAGACTACAGCGGCTTGTCCGATCGCTAAGCCTTGGGGCGTTTTCAAGTCCGATGAGCGACAGCTTATGGGATGCCATGCAAGCGAGGCCGACGCCAACGATCAGATCGCGGCTCTGTACGCATCGGAACAGGTCGAGCGTGCAAAGTACGACGGCATCGACTTTACGCCTCCTGAGGGCGTGCGCAATGAGGCCAAGCAGGGTCTTGAATGGAGGCGCGAACACAATCGCGGCGGCACTCCGGTTGGCGTTGCTAGGGCTCGTGACCTATCGAACGGCAAAGAGATCAGTCCAGATACAATCGGGCGAATGGTTTCCTATTTCGCTCGTCACGAAGTCGACAAGAAGGGCGAAGGCTGGAAGCCAGATCAAAAGGGTTTTCCATCGGCTGGTCGGATCGCTTGGGCTCTATGGGGCGGCGATGCAGGCAAATCTTGGGCAGGAAAGGTAAAGCGACAAATGGAAGCAAGGGACACTGTCGAAAGAATCGCTTTGGTGCCAAAGATCCAGCGAGCATTCCAAGCACCGAAAGATGGAAAAGCGGTCATTGCTACAGAGACTCCGATCGAGATTTACGATCAAGAGCGTCGGCAAATGATCCGTCAAGTTCTTTTGATGGATGGCGTGCAATTCCGTAACGGCAAGAATCAATTGCCAATCGTCGATAGCCACAATGATAAGACGGTTCGCAATGTGTTTGGCTCGATCCGAAACATCTCGATTCAAGATGGTTCGCTCGTTGGTGATGCGTCTTTCGCATCCGACGAGGAATCTCAAATCGTGGCCACCCGGTACAACGAGGGCCATCTAAACGACTTCTCAATCGATGCACAGATCCTAGCGAGGGTCTTTGTGTCAGAGGGTCAAACGTACACCACCCGACAAGGCAAGGTGATCGAGGGACCAGCGGAAATTGTAACCGCTTGGGAACCTCATAACGCTTCGATCT